GCGGCCGCCGACTTCCCGCCCTGCCAGCAGCGAATCCGCGACAGGAATGATGTGTCCAGGCAACGGGATCACGCCCTCCATGCCGGTCTTGAACGACACGGTGCGGTCTTGGTTGTTGCTGAGGATTGCCCACTTGCCTCGGCGCTGAGCCTCGGACGCCCGGGTGCAGCCAATGGCGCTCAGTTCGGTCGGCCGGTCGCCGTACCGGCGCTGCAAATCCAGGTCGGCGAACGGAATAACGTCAGTGTCGTAGTTGTTGGCCGGGTTGTCGTAGCTTACCAAGGCCCGGGTATACCGGGTCTTCGCCGAGGCGCTGCCGTACGAGAACTTCCCGTCGATGACGTTGGCCCGGGTGAAGACATAGTCGAAGTCCTGCGCGCGCGGCATGTCGGCCTGCATCACCAGTTGGCCCTGCGCCCAATACGTCATGCCCCGGTAAATCGCGGAGATGTCGCGCAGCAGCGACCAGGCATCGGCCTTACCCTGCAGGTTCATGTCGCAGAGGAAGCGCGGCTCCTGACCGCCCAGCCCGTTCGGCACCAACTGGTCGCAATACTGGGCAATACGGTACAGCTCCCACTTGTCGACCATGAACGGCTTGATGCGCTTGCCCAGGCCGAACATTTCGTTCGTGCAGATGCCGTAGGTGATCCACGCCGGGTTATTGGTCCAGGCCGACTTCATCGAGCCATCCCACGTGCCGGTATAGGTGCGAAGGATCGGGTCGTAGTTGCTCGGCACCATCCAGCGCCGGGCCTTGCACTTCACGGTCAAGGCCGGAATGTTGGTGAACTGCTCGGCGTCGAATTCGATGTAGAGAAGTGCGGTATTCGGGTAGCGCAGCTTTGCGTCGATCACTTCCGTGTAGCCGGCCACCAGCATGGTGTCGGCGACCTTGTTGTTGTTCTGGTTCGGCGTCAGGCGGCGCACGCGGATCTGCCAGCCCGTAGTTGCGGTCGGCAGATCGATGCGGCGCGAGCGCTCGTAGCGCGTGGTGGTCTTGCCGTCGACTGCATCCACCAGCACCTGCTGATAGGCGCCACCATCGGTGGCCACGTCGATGGCGTACTCGATCCGGTACCCGCCGACATTGCCCTGATCGTCAGACTGCTGAAGCGCTGGCCAAGCCAGGCGCATGCGCACAGCCGACAATTGGGTGTTGGTAATCGATCGCACCCACGGCGAGTCGCTGCGCAGCTCAATGTTCAGCGACGTCTCGTTCTCAACGGATGGGATGCCCGGGATGTAGGTTTGATCCACGGAGCCCGGGCGCCAGTCCCACTTCACGCCTGGGAAGTTGTAGTTGCCGCTGGCGTCGCGGATCGGAGTGTTGTCCAGGTAGATGTCGTATTCAGTCGGTACGGCGTCGAACTCGCCCTCGCCCACGGCGATCAGCAGCTTTGCCAGGTTGGTCGAGCGCAGGCTGTCGCTGGCTTCGACCGGCGCCTTCGGCTTACTGCTGCCGCCTTTCTCGCCGTGGATATCGATCTGTGCTTCTGCGCCCATGCTTTCCTCCAGGCATAAAAAAACCGCCTCGCGGGCGGTCGGTGTGCTGCTGTCCTGATTACACTTTGTCTTCAGCTAGAATCGAGGCCGAGATGATCATCCCGCCCCACCGGCGTTCGCCGATGCAGATCGGCACCGGGTTGCCGCTGGCTGTGGTGTTCTTGGCGCTGCCGAAGGCGTAGGACGGGGCGTTTTCGGGGGATGCGCTTTGCTTCAGGCCTGAGGCTTGGGGGCTGAGCATTTGGATCACGCCGCCAATCGCCATCGATGCACCGGCCGCGTACAAAAACGGTGATGCAGCTGCGAATGGAGTAAACGACAGTACGTAGGCTGCTGCGATCATCACCGTGCCAACGATTGTCTGTAGGCCACCGGCGCGCTTGCTACCACCAATAACTGGGACAATGCGGATTTCCCGCGTGCCACCAAGCTCCAACCCATCCATTCCGATATTTTCTCGGTTCCGATAGATAGCGAACTTCAGACCAAGACGCTCCAGGCGCCTTATTTCCTCGGCAAATCCTTCAACTGTGGCGTTAAGCGCGCGAAAGACTTCCGCAACGGACCCGCCATCAAGAAGAAATGGTTTGCTTCGGAAGAATTTTTTAGCCAGGGATCCTGACAGCATTACGATTGTCTTGGGCGTGTAAGTGATTGCAGAGCTCATGCCATTCTCCAGGCAATAAAAACCGCCCGAAGGCGGTCGATTCAAAGCGTTGTTGGCAGTATGTCTATCTGCCCATCACCGCCGGTGAAAACTCGATATTTTTTGATAGCGCCATCTTTCACGATTGCTTCACGCTCAACCCGGTCAGCTCCCATTGAGCAAATGCCAGAGCCTGTATAGGCCGCGCCGACCGACACGGAATCAGGCGGAAGATAGAAAGACGCCTTCTGACCTGGATCGAGCTTGGCAGCCTGCTTACCGTCGATGAAAACCGCCATCGAACACAGGCTCCCAGTGTGGCCGGAATCACGGATCACTTGCAGAGTTCCGTATGGCCCTGAAGGCTTGCTCTGATATGCCGAAAGCTGACTTACCGGGGCCTGCCTTGCTTCGCTGGAAGGGGTTGGCGACGTTGCACACCCAGCCACCACCGCTAATCCCATCGCGCCAATGATTAATTTCACGCCGTTCCCTCGCTTGAGATTTTGAGGGACTTTATCACCAACGATGGGACAACACGAAAGCCCCATGAACAAGACAAATTAGCTTAAGAGGTTTTAACACTGCGATCCCCCCTCAATGAAGGAGCATTGCACTGTTATCAGTCAATACCTTGCCTAACCATTAACCAGTCGTTCTATACGCCTCTTCGCCGTACTGAATACTGCTTGTGCACGCTACTTCATGGGTGGTGAATATCTTCTGTGGGTCATCCCTGCATCTCGTTCAAGTGTTTTATTAGCGCTCTCATGATGCTGAAGAACCAGCTTTTATCAAATGAGTATTTTGAACGACCAGCCAATACATCAAGTGCTTCTGGGGTTGTACTGCTATCCTTCCAGACGGGCAATTCTCTAAGTGCAAGTCCGTAGGAGACGAAACCGACCTGCGCCAACTCTTCGTCTTCGGTAGCCCCTTGAAGTATATTGATATTAATATCTCTAACAAGAGCTTCCGCATACCCATCGTGAACTTCAGCAAAAGTTGCATGAAACCCTCCTTCAAATGACATCGTCCATACCGTGTCATCGTCAATGTAGTCGCGAGCATTTACACCAGTTTCTTGACGAAACTCCTCAAACGCCGCTAGCTCTGCAGTATCAGCCACTTCCTTGCCACCTGGAAACACTAGCTGACCGCCATAATTCAGATAACTACCATTGTTATATGTGCGGCCTTTGAATCTGAATCCTACGATTTTTTTGAACGCAACCAATACCGAGCCGCTATTAAAATCATAAATTACCATATAGGAATGAAATTCAGCCATTCTGTATTGCTCCTTGTATTTTCTTCCTATTTATACCAAACCACTAGAAGGCCGGGAATATTTCCAGATCAAACTTATGCTCGTCAGTGCAACTCATTCGATATTTGCAATAGGTATAGTTAAAATACTGATTATTTCAACCCACGAAATCAGAACAGCGCAAAAAAAGCCAATTATTCTGATCGTTAAGGGCCCGACATTCTGAACGAAGAGGAAGCTGAGTCTGTAGCAGCTGATGCTGGTGAAGGCTATCTAGTACGTCACGGATCGCACAGGCCAGGTACAGATGACTTCGTCTGGACCTCTTAAGCAAGATTCGTCAGCGTAACGCATCCGGGGCCCGAGATGATTTCGGCTCTCAGCCCTGGCTTCCCGGTATAGCTGAGACTGAAGCCATCACCACCGGGGCCAACTTTGCCCTTTAAGCTCAAACGGTCGAGCTCGGTGTCCCCGTCGAGAAGAGCGACAACAACCTCCGCGCCGCATACCACATCGCTGGAGGTGCCAAATAAATTTCGAATGTTCAGCGTGTATTTCTGACCGATTTCCATTCCCTGCTCCAGCGGTGCTACCGCATCATGTCGTTGGTTGTGCATCTCTGTGTCTGAGGACCAGGCGCGTCCGGTCGAGCCATGGCCCACCGAAAACGATAACCTCGGATAGCCTGCCGTACAGGTGGTGCAGCAGGAACGGGCCGGGACCAAACGTCGAGGCATCCTCTCCGGGCAGTGCCGGGTCGGTGCCGAGAAAGATCCCGGCGTGGTTCGGGTAAACCGTCCGCCCCACTTCCATCACGATCATGTCGCCGCGCTGCGGCTGGTCGACTCGGTAGAAGCCGGCGGCCTCGTAGTTCGCTTCGTACAGGCTGGTGTTGTCCTTGCTCTCCCACCAGCCATCGGCACGCTTGAAGGCTTCAAATTCCAGCCCCCACTCGCGCTTGTACCAATCGGCGCAGACCTGCCAGCAGTCCCAAGCGCCGTGCACGAACGGACGTTTCAACAGCGGCACTTCACCGGAAGGCATCACGATGCGCAGGTCGCCCTCGGGCCAGCTGATGATGTGCCACGGCATGGCCGTCGCCTCGCACATGGCCAGGTCGCGCGGTGACGGCCGGCTGGTGGCGTCCGGATGCGAGTGCACAACGCCGATCACTTCGCCGATGTCTTCGGCCGCCGCGTATTCCTCCGGGTCGATTCGAAATTCTTCGTTCGGCTCGGTCGAAACGTTGCGGCACGGGTAGTACTGCTGTTTGCGGCTCACGGCGATCAACAGCCCGCAGCACTCTTTCGGGTACTCGGCCGCCGCGTGCGCTTGGATCGCGTTGAGAATGTGTTTGCGCATGTCAGCTCCGTGCGATCAGTGAAACAGCGGGCATCCCACCGAATGACAGCGGATTTCCATCGCCGAAGCGTGGGATGCATCCCTTGCCCAGCGTGGCATCACACTCGTCCAGTTCAGGGTTGTCCGTGACGACGCCGTCCTTGGTCACGTAAGGGCCGGTGTAGCCGCAGTTCGGCCCACGGTATCCGCCGGTGAGGCACCAGTGGCACAGCGTCGTCGCCTGCCGGCCGATGGACTCATTGCCGACATCGCCCGGACTCGCCAACTCCCAGCTGACCGTTTCCCCGTCCTCGTTCGTCTTCTGGTCGATGTACCAGACCTCGATCGTCTCTTGGGTAGGGTCTGCCGTCGGGTTGCCGGCCGGGAAGTTCGCCGCGTCCAAGTACGTGCCCAGCGTATGGCGCATAGTCAGCTTGAACTCGAGCAGATCCTCGAACGCCAGACAGAGCGCAGTAATGCGCCCATTGACGTTGCCGACCGACAACGTGGGCCGAACCGCCGTGCCGTCGCCGTTC